AACCTGTGTAATACTTTGTTTTCTTCTAGTCCACTCAATCAGATTATCTTCAGCTTCTTGTCCTTCATAAATTGCAGTATCACTATTGTAAGCAAAGTTTGCAACGAAGAACTGGATAATATCTCTATCGTTCTGATATTTTTGGGCTAGTTTCTCGAATATGTATCTATCATTTCTGGCATTAAACGCTTCACGAGTACCTTTAACATTTCCTCTGTTTTCGAAAACATTAAATTTTTCAGTAGTGAAGTGCAGCTTAATCGCCATGTAATAACGATATGCTTTAAATCCGTCCACTTCTTGCTTTCCTACATGCCTCTCTGGCTTCTGGAGTGAAGTCTGGAGAAATCTCAACTAAAGAGCAGTCGATAACTTTAACGCCATGATTCGGTTGTTGCGAAAGCCAATAAAACCATGCAACAAACCAAATGATCGCAAAGATACCAACTGCAATTTCAGATTTATATTTGTTAAACATCTAACTTAGCCTGTTTAGGTAGATAATTCAATTCACGAAAATCCATCTCGATTTTATCTTTAAGAGACTTATTAATCAAAGACGCAACATCAGCTGGCTCGAGATAGTTTTCTTTACAATAATCTAGAACTGCATCCATGTAGCTAAGACGCTTATCTTTCACAATTTGTTCGATATGAAGAGAGAATTCGTTTGCAGTCTTAAACATAGGCTTGTCGCTTGATGTAATAATCTGTGTTCCTAATCTCTTGGCAAATTCTTCCATATTCTTTATGCTTTTCTTTGTACAGTTTCCAGATGGGGGTGTTGGAGTTTTCAGGATCCATCTTGCGTTCAAATTTGTCCAAGAACATAGTAAAGAATTTGTCCATCTTCATTTTTTCTGCAAGAAGGTTATTGCGTTTTTCAAAAAGAGTCATATCCATATTTTATCTCATTTGTCATTGCAAGACAAGTTAATCATATTCCCACCGTAAAATGCAACATCCATAACGAGGGCTTCGTTTTCACTTTCTAACTTCTCAATTCGTGCTTTTAGAGTTTCAATCTCCTTTTGGAAGTTAGACATTACAATTTCCATTTGAGCTTCTTTCTCAACACACTTAGCGCAAAATTCACTCATTTGATCCTCGCAATCAATTCTTTTGCTTCTTTGTATTCAGAATACTCTAGCAATTTCTCAACAACATCGACTCCAGGTTCATAAAGACTTGCTAATTGATTAGGGTTCAATTCAATAAATGCAGAGTTGTTCGGCACAGTATATGTGTAAGATATACTACTGTAATAATTTTTAGGTGGCATTATCCTCTCCTCATAGTTGCAATTTCTACTGCCTGTTCATCTGTAAAAATTGGAACAGCATTTGACTTGTGCATAGTTCCAATACCTTTGATTGCAGTACCAGTATACACCTTGTCTGGTGCTTTAGTGCATGGACCAGCTGTAAATGGAAGACTTGGAATCTTAGGCGTCTCACGACGAGCAGGTGTACCAAGTGAGTACTTGAAACCCTCATCCTTAGGTTTAGCTATAGGCTTCTTGGGTTCGTACTTCTTAAGAATTGCATCCCAAGATGCAGCCAACTCAAGTTGTTTTGCATTGGGTTTGCGCTTTTTCTTCGGACGAATTGAGGTGTGTAGTATCTGCATAGGATTTTATTATACCCTAAATTGAGATAAATGTCAACAACTAAGAACCCCTCTCCTAGAGGGGTTCTATTCACTTCTTTACGCTAGTTGCATATAAAGCACACATCGTATTGTCTGCTTTGTAGGCGCATCTAACTGCAACAGGGTCAATTCCCTTTACAATTGCAGATTCGATATTTCTCTCCATGGATTTCAATTCAGCGTACTGGTTAAAACCAAATGCGCCAATAAATGCAAGCGCAGCAATCAATACAGAGATTGTGAACACGTTATCGTTCATCGTGAGTATTTCCTTCAATCGTTTAATTTTAGCTAAGATCTTTAACATCATCGCATAGTCCTAATTTTTTAGCTTCTTGCGGACTCAACCATACATCTTGTGGGGGAAGAAGAACTTCTCTAATCTTAGCTTCAGTAAGACCAGTACACTTTTTATAGTGTTGAATCATCTTCTTAGTGGTAAGATCAAACTCTTTAACCGTAGCAAATAGTTCGTGTTCCTTACCAATCGCACCCCAAGAATATTGGTGAGACAGAATAGAAGTGTTTGGAGTAAGAATGCGCATGCCTTTGTCGCCAGCAATGAAGATCATCAATCCAGCAGAAGCAATCTGTCCAAGACCTATTGTTCTAACTGGGATCGCTGAACCACGCATGACATCAATAAGAGCAAACGCTGCATTCAAATCACCACCTGGAGATGTAATAATCAAATTAAGCATCTCTGGTCGTTCTTCAGTGAAGTTTGCTTCAAAAATCCATTCCACTGCATTCTTTACAGAAGACAATGTAACTTCTTCCATCATCAGCATAAATGAATGCTTAGAGGATTCTTCCTTCAACTGAAGATTTAGTTTATTCATCATATACCGTTACCGTCTCTTTCTTTATAAAAAATATGTCTACCAATTGTAGTAGTCTTTTCGAGTTTCCATCGAGGGTTTACATAATCAGCATGGTAGTAAAGAGCACCACCAGTGATATCTTGTAGCTTATCATAATTCACGTACACGTGAACGGCGACATCTCTTGCCTTTCCGTAAACTTCTTTGGCTCTATTAGTTATTTTGTTTTCGCAGAACCAACTGAATTGGCAAGTAGAACGTGTTTTTTGTTTGACAACTCCACAAATGTCTTTTGGGAATCTTGGGTCTTGTAATCTGTTTAATGTTACTAAGGCAACAGCAACCTTTCCATCTTCTGGTTCATAACCAGCTTCGTGGTAAATATTATCAGCTAAACAATCAATCTGTTGTTGTGTTTCTTTTGTCAGTTGATGATAAGTGATTTCTAAAATCTTGTCAGTAGCCAAGTTAATGTTTACCAAAAACATGGCACTTAAACTTAGTATGACAAGTGGAATGTATGCACGTAGTGTTCGCATAATTATCTCCTTAAAAAGAAGACAGGTGCGCTTAGCCCCTGTCTCATCCCTATCAGGTGGACTTTTTGCTAGTCTTTTCTTGTGTGTTGGGGATTTGTGATACGAAACTGTTGAGTTCGGTGGCTTTCTTAATCACCTCAGTCTCGCTTGGGAATGGTGGAAATCCAGGGTGCTCTGGAATGGGTTGCCCATTCATCTTAGCGAAATCGCACTTTGATGCGTATTCGTTGCTTACCTTTTCTCGACTGCCGTAGTAGTCTTGTTCCAACATTTCTTTCGCCATTTTTAGTAGTTCAAGGCGAATCTCGAACGGTGTCATATTTGACATAGGTATACTCCTTTGTGTTGTGATGTGTAATGAAGGTTTTTAATGTGGTTGCCTCCAACCACAATCCAGTACTGGATAGTATTATTTAGCTTCTGGCTTCTTTTTAGGGGTAGGTTTCTTATCAGAAGGTGGTTCCTTTTTCTTGGTTTCCTTCTTTTCTACCTTCTTTTCAGCCTTCGCAGGTGCTTTAGCTGGTTCAGCTGCATTAGCGATACCAGCAGTAGCTAGTAGTGCTGCTAAAATTACACTTGTTGCTTTCATATTTGCTCCTTGTGATAAGTGGGCACTAAGCCCACTTATATTTAGAACGCTCTCTGATACTGTAGAGTCGTAGTACTGTTAGCGCCATCACCTTTTTGGATGTCGTAGCCAACAGCAATTTTGTCTACTTTAGTTAGAGCATAAGACAATTGATAACGAGTGGTCTCGTTTCGATCATTACGAATAGAGGCGATTCTGTCTTGAACAGTATCACGCCATCTGTAACCAACTTTAGCGTCTAAACCTGGAATTGGTGTTTTGAAACCAAGTGCTGGTTCGACAGAGTAGTAAGAATAACTTTCTTTACCAGAAGGTTGTCTCTCACCGATTGCGCCACGAACGGATGCCTTTAACCAAGAGTTAACAGGATAGCTGTAAATAAGACCAGCTTCATAACGAGTTGTAATAGTATTTGCCACATCAGCTACTGTTTTAGACATACCAATATCACCGTCAATGTTTGCAAACAGGTTAGTTTGGAATTTGATAGAATTGACATGTTTCTGAACAGCGGGACTGTCGTCTTTTTGTAGACCATAACCAATAGTCAAAGAAGATTGTGCGCTAGCAGCAGTAGCTACTGCAAACAATCCTGTTGCCAATAATGTTTTAATTTTCATTTAAGTTCCTTTGTTATAAAAACATATTAATTGAATGGTAGGTTATTCTGTTACGAGGAAACCTACCGAAACCCTAAGCAGCGTTTAGGCTGCTAATGCGTAGACAGAGTCATTTGCATTTACTTAGTTTGCTTGATTTACGGTCATCGCCTACCGTGTTGCCGTCTCTACTATCTACCCCTGTCGAAACCTAGTCACCCCCATCAAAAGCATTTCTCGATTTACATTCCCCTGAATACATCATTTCTGGTTCAGCTAATACGCAAATGCTTTTGGTGGAGGTGGGGAGAATCGAACTCCCGTCCAGAAGTCCTTCGCTTTGAAGGGATTACAACAATTCTTTACATTACACCATTAGATGTCACTTTAATTAGTGTAACTTGTCCATTTGCACCAATAGTCACTTTGAACATATCACCTTCTTTCCATCCATCTGGCATCTTGGTTTCTTGTTCAAGAATAATAATGTTCGGTCCAATTTGTATACTCATATTATACTCCAAGTATTTATATCTGTCAAATTAATCTTAATACTAAAACAAACCTATCAGAAGAAGGCGCATTCACATAGTGGGGTGATTTGTCATCTGCAGGTGCAATAACCATATTTCCAATTTTTGGTTTTATAGTTACACCTTGATCTGGATAGATTAGTTCCCCACCGTCAAAGTTTTCATTAAGAAACAGCACAGCAGATGATTTCCAGCAATGGAAAACTTCTTGTTTATCTTCCACAGAATAATTATCTATGTGTAGAGGAGAACCAACTCCATTAGGATACCACATGACAAATGCTCTATCATATTTTAAATCATACTTAGTAGATAATTTTTTTACTATCTTATGCTCTGTAACTTTTGTTCGCTTAAGAGAATTGTAGTCCAATGTTGGTGCATCATAATTAACATCAACCAACACACCAATCAATTCTTCACATTCTTCTTTGGTTAATGCACGTTCGAAGATTTGAATATTAGATCCCATGTTTGTTCTTGTAATCTAGTCTTAGTTTTCTGAATCCACCGATCCAGTTGTCTCGTTTCTCAATAAAAAGTCTTGGGTCGTCATTATCGACAGCCATGATGATGACAAGCCTACCAATAGGTATTCCTGTTCTTTCCTCGAAAGAAACTGCGTAAGCAGCTGTTTGCATGAAGTAATTATAGATGTCATCACGGTCTTTTGGTTTAGATGATGTTTTGAAGTCGATAACAGACAACTTTCCCTGAAACTCTCCAATACAGTCAACTGTACCAGCTACTTGTAAAAAGTCAGAGTAAAGTGGAGATTCTAGCGCATGTATGTTGTCTATGTCTCCGAGCCATGGCGTAATACTTCCAAATAGCTCTCTATCGAAGATGTCAGGCTCACAGACCTCATTGCGGAGGTATGCCTCGCAGAGAGAGTGGATTCTTGTTCCACGTGCACTCGCTCTGGAAGAGATTCTGTTTGCTTCTTCTGCGCCAACTCTTGCTCTCCATTTTGCGATGCCTTCGGCGTTGTGGAGTGAGGTGACTGTTGTGACGGAAGGATAGGCTCGACCCGATGGCGTCTTGTAGACTCTGGTGCCATCGGGAGAGGTGTCACGTTCGAGTTTAGGGAAATCATGATGTATAAAAGTTTTCATTAAGTCAGTTCGTGAATACACTCATTATAATGTTTAATTCGATCTTCAAGACCAATGTAACCACCATTAATCTTGCGAGTCATTGTTTTGATATCGCCAATATCAGCTTCATGGTTCAGTTTATTTTTGTTCCAGAACCAAATAGCAGACATCAATGCGAAATCTTTGTCATACGTAACCCAATCAGGATTTTCCACTACATTCTCCCAGTCTTCGAACATATCTTTAGCAAAAGCTGTATAGTTAGACTTACCAGTTAACTGGATTGGTCCACGTCCACGATATTTGAATCCGTCACCAGATTCTTCTGGTCCATTACCCATGCGGTTTGCATAGATACGATTCGCAATTTTTTCAGGTTGACGCTGATAAGCTAAAGCTAACTCATCGTTAGGGAAATACTTACCAAAAATCTTTCTCAATCCCTGAGCAGAATAGTTCAGGTTTTCTTCAAATGTTGTCCACCCACCAGACTCGTGACCACACTGAGCTAAGAAAGCAGCAACACGTTGTGGTGTATTAATCTCGTATGTAGGGAATACATTTGCCATTGCCTCTGCCCATACAGCTGGCTCAGGATTACGTGGGAATAGTTTATGAAATTGCTCCGCTGTTATCATTTTTTGTTCTCATAGAAATCCTCATATTTAAGTTTAGCCAAAATATAGTCTTTCACGAGAGAACTTCTCACGATATCGTCAACAGTAAACTCAATACGAGTAAATGCACTCATGTGTTGAGCGATGTCAAAGAATTTTAAGATTCCAGTAACATCATTCTTTCTTTTATTCAAGTCTGTCTGACGATAATCGCCACACCAAATAATCTTAGAGCGATAGCCGACACGAGTCATAACGGTATCGATCTCTTCATAGGTCAGGTTCTGCATCTCATCAACAATGATGATTGCGTCATCGAAACTCATACCACGAATAAATGATGTAGAAATAAATGTAATGTGACCTTGTTCTTCTAATCTATCCCATGCGTCTTTGCGACCAAATAAAGTTTCACAAATTTGACGATATGGTTGTTCATAAATTTCCATCTTCTCATTGACATCGCCTGGAAGATGACCGATCTCACGAGATTGAACCGCAGAACGAACTACGATAATCTTATTGAACGGATTTGATTTATCTAGGACTTCTTCTATTGCTTTATACAAAGCACAGAAAGTTTTTCCTGTTCCTGCCACTCCATGGAGTGCTACAAAATAATCCCCTCTTTTATATGCGTCAAAGAATAATTTTTGATTATCTGTTAATGGATCAAATGTCTTTAAATTATCTAAACGAATTTTTAACTGATTACTATGTATTGGTTTTGACTCACGTTCTTCATTATCTACTACTTTCTTTACTGCTGCTGTGCGAGCCATTAGCTCTCCTTTTATAATTGAGATGAAGTCTTGTTAAAATCGTTGTGGGGATTACGTTCTTTGATTTTTTGTAGCACCTCCTTAAACCCAGTATCATATTTTTTAATTGCACTGATGTGATCACCTGTGAATGCTGGCGCACCAGTGATTATTGATTCAAGTTGGGGGTTTTGTGTGAGAAATTCTTCACGCTCTGCAATGCGCATCACTTTATCAAAAATTTCACCTGTTTCTTTATTTCTAAATGAATAAGTTGGCATAATATCTCCTTACTTGTATTTATAAAATCCAAGAGGGAGTTTCACGCTTTTTCCAAGAAAACATACGTTGTTTGTCACCGAGGTAATAGTTCTTGTATGACTGGATAGAGTTGTTATGAACTTTGTAGTGATCTGGCATCGCAGGTGTTGGTTCAGAAAATCCGACACCCTTAGCAATATGAGTCGGCGGAGTATAAAGAGCGTCTGCAAGACGTTCACATGCGTGATTCTTACCGTAACGATACGTATACTCTTTCATCAATTCAATGAAAAGTTGATATAACCAAACATAGTTCTCATAGGACTTTCGTACCCAAACTGCAGAAGGATGGTTGACGTGAGTAGCAGAATAGAGAACAGACTCACGACTGTCAGGAAGAACGAATGTAGTTTGTTTCCTACCAGTTTTAGAGAGGCGTACAGATTGAACACCATCAAGCACACGATGAGCAGTAGAAAGGAGTTGAGCATATTCTAGAATCATTTTAACGCAGTGTTTATCAACATGCATTTCTGCACACTTGCGTGGGTCGTTATGGAGATAAAAGATATTCATAATGAAAAAGAGTGTAAAGACAATTCAATATCAGAAATAAAAAAGTTCATGGAAAGACGAGATGTTTCGATAGTATTTCCAAAACCACCAGCAGCGCCATGCAAAAAGTCGCCACGATACATTACACATGTATTATACTCGTATGGAACCTCAAAGTCAATACCATTATTGATTAGTGTCCCACAATGTTCTTTTTGTGGATGATTTAAATAAACTACTGCAGCTAAAATAGTGCTATCCTTATGAAGCCCACCAACACCCATATCAGAGTCATTCTCAAAAAGACTATGGAAAACAGGATAACCAGTTGCGTTGTAATTTATATTGCAATCTGGACGAACAGTTTCTTTGAATAGTTTATCAAAGAACTCATCCATAATTTCTTTGTAGAGAAGTTTATCTAAAGAATTGAAAAGGTTTCCAGTTCTTCTCCCTGGAAACCTAGAGTTGTTTTTAACGAAAGACGATTCTTGTTCGTATGTGTGATAAGTTTGTTGCAGTGCAACTTGCCTTATTTTGTCAGGTTCGTTAAAGAAGTTTTTTATTACTCTAAAGTCTGTTAACATTACCAATGTCTCACTACGCCAGCAATAATAAACATATTAGTTATAATATAACAAGCAACGATACAAGTGCGAATTAGAGCAACTTTGTCAGCTTCGTTGTTGTCATTGCTAGCCTTCTCACCTAACGCTTTACACCATAGACGCCACATCGCCAATCCTTACACGTGGAACATCTTCCCAAGTCCCATGGATTTTGATACCCCCATATTGGTCATGAGTGTGTCTACGAACTTGTAAAGCAACTTTAGTAATTTTACCATCTTCTACATGTTCAACTACCTGAAACTCATAACTGATAGGTTCAGGCATCGTGATTGAAGGGGCAGTCGGAGGAGGTGGTAAAGTTGGTTGTGGTGGAACAGCACCGAAAAATGTGTTTGTTGTAAGAGTTTGGTTCATTATATAATCATCCTAATCAATCCAATTGTGTCGATAGTTGTCAACAGAATGTAGTTAGCCAACATGCCAAAAGATTTCCTAGTCCAAGCAGCCCAAGCATACAGGGCACAGCCAGTAATCCAGACAGGATAAAGAGCCAGAAGCGGAGGATTCGGGACTGTGATCGCCATAGTAATACTACAGCCAATACTAATAGCCCAAGCAAGCAACTCAACAGCAAAGCGAATTGGGTTAGACTTAAAATCATCACGAATCCAATCAAAAGTTGGTTTGAAAATATCAAGCATATTTGGAATCTAGTTCAGCTGCGACTCTGATTTGAAGAATAGTCGAATCGAGGATACGAATAGTCTCAGAAGAATGGCTATGAAGAATGCCATGACCACCTGCAGCGATAAATGGACCAATACAACCAGAAGAATCATCAATAAGAATAGACGTTGGAGTGGCATATTTCGCCTTTTCCTGTTTGTTGTGAACAAAATTGGCTTTGTAAGGTATGTTTTTAGCATTCAGCCACTTTAGCTTCTGATTTTTTGCTTCATATGCTTGGTCTAAATCATGTGTACCCATTGAAGTGAGGATTTCAATGGTCACATTATTCAATTTACACACGTGATTAAGCAATTCTTGTGTGTCTGGCATGAAATCCAGCTTTTCGAAGATTTTATGCGTCATGACAGAGTCACGAAATTTCTTTCGATCTTCTTTTTGGGGGTCAAATTTGGTGTATTCCTTGTTGAAATCAGCAAGGACACCATCCATATCAAGATAAAGTGTAATCATAGGTATATTATATCGTGTAAAATGTTGCATGTCAATCAATAATGTCTATGTAAAAAAGAATAGTCTTTCTAATTTTAGAAGATTCTTCAAATTTATAATTATTTGGTTTGTGCGGTATCTTAGAATCAAAAATAACCAACCTATTAGTGACAAATGGCACAGACAGCACT